ACTCTCCGCGCCCAATCGAGCGCGTCGTGATGGACGCGGGGCCGTGCCGACGCGATGAGGCGCAGGCTCACAGAATCCTCCACCGCGAGATCGCGCTGGAGTAAGTGAGCGTCACGGAGCCGCCGTCAGCCAGGAGGATAACGTCCGCGTTCGTGACCGAGCGGAACCGATTCGCCGCCGTGCTCGATGCCGACTCATGCTTGAGCGTGATCGCCGCCCCGCCGCTGGCGTTCGTGTTGATGACCAGCCGCATGGCCCCGTCCACCGTCCCGGCCACGAGCCCGGTGAGGTCGATGGCGGTCGAGCTCGACAACCGGATGATGTCGCACACCCCAGGGGCGTAGTCGTTTTGGCTGGCCGACAGGCTGGACGGCGTGACGATCACCGGCGCGATCGCGTCGGCCTGGCCGGTCTGGTGGGTGGACGCATGGCTGGTCGGCGTGCGGGCGTTGGACAGCCGCGAATCGCCCGTGAGCACGACGTTTGCCGTCAGCCTCGCGTCGGCGAGCGTGCCGCTGGTCAGGAGGCTCGCATTGGTCGTCGGAGGAGCCGCCGCCACGACGGCCGTCGCGAAGTCGGAGATCGTGGAGGCGATCTGCGTCCCGGTATGCGTGGCCCGGTCCCGCAGTTGGGCATCGGTGGCGTTCGCCGTCGCGCCCGTGGCGATCCCGTCGAGTTTCGTCTTCGCGGACGATGCCGCCCACCACGCCGCGACCGCCTGGAACACCCGCAGCGGCGAGAACGCGAGCCGGCTGGTCGATGTGCCGGCCTCGGCCTCGGCCTGCGTGACCGTGGCGGCCGACCACTCGCGGGCGTCGGTGAGGCGGGCGTCGGTGGTGCCGACCTTGGCGTCGAGGGCGGCCTGGGTGGCCGTGCTGACGGGCTTCGCCGCGTCGGCCGTGTTGTCCACGTTGCCGAGGCCGACCATCGCCTTCGTGACGCCCGAGACGGTCCCCGTGAACGTCGGCGATGCCAGGGGGGCCTTGGCCGCGAGGGCGGTCGTGACGGTCGAGGCGAAGTTCGCGTCGTCCCCGAGGGCGGCGGCCAGCTCGTTGAGCGTGTCGAGCGTGCCAGGGGCCGCGTCCACAACCGCCGCCACAGCCGCCGTGACTTGTGCCGGCGTGGCCTTGGCGTCGAGGGCCGCCTGGAGGCCGGTGACGTCGCCGATCGGGTGCTGGTGGGCCGCGCCGGAGAGGTAGGGCAGGGCGGTCCACGCCGCGACGCCGTCGCCGACCTTGATCTTCCCGGTGTCCGTCTCCAGGCCGGTGACGCCGTACCCGAGGACCGGGTTCGAGGTCGCGAAGCCGGCGGCCGTGTTCCGAACGTGGTCGAAGGTGACGCGGGTGCTGAAAGTGGTCATGCTGCCACCTGTTGAGTGATGTCGAGGACGAGCGGCGAGACGGTGCCGCCGGAGATCGCGACCGTTGCCAGGCCCGACGGGCCGGCCGGGCCTTGCGGACCCTGCGGGCCGACGCCGCCGGTGACGGTGGCGGCGACGTCGAGCGGCTGGATCACCACCTCGACCGGTGCGAGCGGCCCGACGGTCACCTGGATGTCGCTCACCGGAGCACCTCGCATGTGCCGCCGAGGACGTCCCGGACGCCGCCGGCGGCCGTCCACCGGATCCGCAGGCCGAGCGTCCCGATCGGGAGGGTGTTGCCCGTGGTCCGTGGCACGGCCAGGCTCACCTTCCCGAGGGCGGCGTCGACGGTCGTGACTGTGGGCGTGGCGAGGATCTCGCCGGTGTTGAGCGAGTAGATCTCCGCGGCCCAGGTGTAGCCGGTCGTCGCGACGCTGAAGTCCAGCGCGGCGGAATAGTCGTTCCCGCGCACGAAGGCGACGTGGAGCGGGCTTCGTGGCTGGAGGGCGGAGGCCATGCCGCGAGGGTAGCGGCGGCCACCGATTGGCACTATGGACCGCGGAGGACTGTCGTCTGCTGCCGCAGCTCGTCGGGTGAAGGGTCTGCTCGCCTCGCGGTGTCCATCCAGCCCCTTCCTCGCCTTGGTGTGCCAGCCAACTGCCCGTCTAGCAGCCTGAACAGAGTCCGCCTCGACACTCCGATCTTGTCCGCTATTGCCTCCAGGCTTTCGCCGGCACGAAACAAACGCTCGAAAGCCCTCACCTGGATCGCCGACAGCACGATCCGCGTCGACCCGAGCAGCCGCCCGCTCCGATCGCGGACGAGCCGCCGTCGATTCCGTCCCCAGCTCCTCGATACGTCGCGTTGCACCATGCTGGCCTCCATGCCGTCATGCCCTTCACCCCACCCGGTGGAACGTCGCCTCGTGATCCGTCTCTTCGAGGTCGAATGCCGTGACCGCCACGGCCAGCGCTGCCCAACGGTGATTCGATATGCCGAACAGCGGCCCCGGGGCCTTCTTCGTACCGACCGGGCCGAACCGGTCAATCAGGGCCTGACGGATGTTGCCGTCCTTGGCCCGCGGCGAGCGGCAGATGTGCAGCTTGACGTCGCGGCGGGGGACCAGGCGGACGTCCTTCATGGCCGCCATGCGGCCGATCGAGAACACCGTCTCGAACACCTCCCGACCGACCGCCATGCCGAAGGACTCGATCCACTCGACGGCCACACGCCGCCCGCCGGCGACGTTCAGCCACGAGCCCGGGACGTAGTTCGGCGCGTCGCCACACTCGACGACGCGCGACCCGTCCCACAGCACCCAGGCGAACTCCCGCGGGCCTGGGTCGATGCCGATGATGCTCATGCCACCTCCCCGCGGAGCTTGGCCGCCATGGCCCGCTTCGTCGCCTCGAACCGCGCCGCGTCGTCGCCGGTGAACGCCTGGGCCGGCGGGCGGTCCTCCGGCCCCCGGTAGCCGCCGCGGGCCGGGGCGTGATCCCGCGGGTTGTCGAACTGCCCCCCGAGGATCTTGTCGACCCAGCCGGGCTCGACGAGCTGCGTCAGCGTCACAGGATCCCGGAAGTAGCGGCACCGCGGCAGGGCCTCGATTGCCGCCAGGGCCTTCGCGTACCAGCCGGGCTCTGCGAGCCGCTCGGCGGCCTTCTCCGGCGGGTCCGGCAGATTCCACGGGCGGCCCTTCCCGGCCTTCCAGGCTCGACGCAGGGCCTCCCAGTCGCCCTGCTCGGGCTCGGGGTGCGCAGGAATGCCCCCGAGTTCCTGCGCAGCCGTCCCGGGGGAAGAAGAAGAACTTCTCTCTCCTCTCTCTCTGGCGCGCGGCGCCCCGGCTGGGGGCGCGTCGCGCCCCCGCTGGGGGCGCGTAGCGCCCCCGACCTTGTCGACCTGGTGCCGGACGGTCGCCAGGGCTCGGGATTTGGCGGCTTTGGAGAACCTGGCGTCCCATCCGGGGATACCAACGGTTCCGCTTTCCGCGTCGATCACGAGCCAGCCGACATCCTGCACCGCGTACCAGAACGCCTCGTCGCCCCCGCAGACCTTCGACAGGAGCCGGAGCGACATCCGGGCCGACCCGTCGGAGCTGTTCAGGGCCGCCCACCCCCAGAGCATCAGGAGCCGGCCGACGACCTGGTCGGGGGCGAGCCCCGTCCGGTCCACCAGTTCAAGTACCTCCGGCTTCTGCGGGAGGCAGACATCGTAGGGGATCCATTCACCGGCCATTGTGGCCTCCTTTCCATTCCGCCCCGCCGCGTCGAAGCGACCGACCTCCTCCCTGGAGGCGCGTGCCTGTCACGAGGGCGGCGTTCGTTAGGCGCAGGACTCAGCGAGCCACTCGTAGTCGAGCCCTTCGATAGTCGGGAACTCTTCGCCTTGCAGGAACTTGAACATCTTTGGACGGTCACCCGACATCTCGGCATTAAATGCCTTGATGCACTTAGCTGCATACGCAACGCGGTTCTCAGAAGCCACGGGAGACCTGACGAGACTCTCACGAAAAACGACAAACGGCCTTCCGATGTCGGAGTGCCCTCCGGCGAGGACCTCGGACAGCGAATGAGCTTCAGTAGGGCTCACGCACGAGAACAGGTAATGCAAGCAATTCGCGTGCTGCGAGTTGTAGATGGCGTTTCGCTTCATCTCTCGAACGCTATCGCGAATACCAGGATGACGCTCAAGAATCCTGTGGCAGGACGCGGGAGTTGCCTTGCGGCCATGCGAACAGGACCCGCTATACATGCGGCCGCCAGCATCAACGAACCCAAGCAATGCCTGCACGGTTGCCGCGATGGCGTTCGCGTTCTTCTCTCCATCCATCGCGAGCACTTCCCCAGATCGCCGAGTCCGGCCGCTGTCCAGGGTCTTGAATGACTCGGGGTCGACTCCGCGAACCACCATCACATCGACGGACATCCCGGACTCGATGATCGCAGTCAGGCGATGCTGACCATTCAGAAGGATCCCATCTGCCGAAAAGATGATCGCCTCGCCGTTCATGTACCACTCGCGCTGCTCGATGGAAGTCCTCAAAAGGAAAACATTCCTCCTATTGAGGCCCCTGTTTTTGCGGTTGAGCTGCATCATCTCTCGGGCCATATCCGGACTAATGCGAACAATAGAAACACGCACGCCGGAGTAGATTTGCGCCAGATCACTGGTGCCGAACTCCACTTCAAGTTCCATCTCAGCCGTTGCCATATCTGGATTCCTTCGCTTTCGCGTTACCTTTCCACCACCCTCGACCGCGTCACCGCGACGCCGCCGAAACTCGATACTCGCTCTCCCCGCCCTCGACCTCCCGGCCCGTCCGCTCGATCAGCCCGGCCCGCCGGAGGTCCGGCAGCCGCTTCGACACCGCGGCCACCGTCAGCCCGGCCCGCCTGGCGATCTCGGTCTGGCCGGCTGGGCCTTGACCGATACTGTCAAGGATCAGCCGGCAGTGGCCGGCCACCGGTGCCCGCTTGGCCGCCGCGTGCGATGTCGCCGGATCGGTCTTCCGTGCCGCCGCGAACAGCGGCAGCACCGCCTCGGGCGGCGGCGTGATCCATGGGGGTGTCGTCATCGCTTTGCCCCCTTCGCGATCTGGTAGAGCGTGACCCTGTTCACGCCCAGGCGGACCGCGATCTGCGGCACCTTCATGCCCTGGGCGAGCAGCTCGCGGACGCGTTCGCGGTCGATGGTCGGTCTGGCTGGCATCCGTTCCTCCGTGTATTTGCCCTGTGACGCCGGGCCGGCGGTCGGATCGCCGGCGGAAAGGTCTCCGGCTCCGGCTGCGGGTGTTTCAGACGACCGCCCGCGGCGTCCTCCCTGTGGCTGCGATGAGTCAGCCACTTCGGCCGGGAGCGGCCGGGCGTAATCAGTCTCCCCAGTTGCCCGACACGGGCGCTGCTCCTCGCGGCACCTGTCGGGCCGCGTTCACCAATTCGTCGTTCCAAGTGGCGTAGAAGGCGTCGTTGCAAGCCTTGGCGTCGGACGATGGCCGCTGCCGCCGCATGGCCTCCATCGCGACGTCGTTTCGGATTCCGGATGCCGTCTGCCAGTCCGTCGCCGTGCGGATCGCCTCGACGGCCTGCTCGATGGTCAGCATGCATCCGCCTCCTGCCGCAGCTCCGCGGCCCGCTCCGCGAGCCGCTGGCGGATCGCGTCGATCTTGTCGGCCGCCTCCCGCTTCGCGTCCGCGAGGCTGGAGTGGAAGCCTTCCGGCTTCACGATCGTGCCGTGCCGCAGCTGCACCATCGGCAGCCCCCGGAAGACGACCAGTTCGCACTCCTTTTCGTAGAACGTGACGTCGCACCCGTAGACCTCGACCTTGTGGACCGTGCTCATGTCGCACCTCAAAACGGGATGTCGTCGCTGTTGGTCGTGCCGGAGGCCGCGTCGGCCTTCTGGGTTGCCGTCCTCTTCGCGGCCGGCTTCGCCGGCTCGGCCTTCGGCTGGCCGGCGTCGGGTTGCGTCCAGGACTCGGCCGGGAACCACTTGTCGATCTGGACCTTCGCGTCGCCGGTCCGCTCGTTCGTCCAGATCGAGGTCGCGACGCGCACCCGACGTCCGACAAGGCAGGCCGGGCTCCAGGCCGGGCCGTCCTTGCTCGGCGGCTCGACGCCCGCAGCCCCGCATATCAGCCGAAACTGCCAGCGGCGGTTCTTCACCCGCGGGATGTTCGTCCAGGCCTCGGCGTAGCCGGCCGGGGCGTCGATCTCGACCTTCACCTTCAGGATGTTCCCGCCGCTCTCGGGCATCTTGGCCGCCGCCCAGTCGGCGTGCGCCCAGGTCGCCACCGTGATCGTTCCCTCGTACTCGCCGGCCGGGAGAAGCTTCGCTTCCTGCTCCTCGCCGCCCCAGTCGCCCCAGCCAATCGCGTCGTCAGACATTCGTCGTCTCCTTCGTGAACCCCATGCGGGCCGCATACGCTCGGACCGCGTCCATATGCCGCTGTTCGTACCTGTAGTGGCCGTAGCGCTTCTCGGGCCTTCCCGCCTCAAGCACCGCCAGGCGGACGTCGTAAGTGCCAAGGCAGGGGAACTCCCGCTGCACCCAGGCCCACAGTTCCGACCACCGCAGCCACGGCCGCGGCTTGCCGTCGCCTCGCATCCGCGAGCATGACCACCAATCGCTCACGCCGTGGCCTCCTGCGGGTCGATGGCGTCGTGCCGCTTGGCGATGTCGGCGTCGAGCCGGTTCCGCTGGCCCTCGGTCATATCGCCGGCCGTCACGGCCTTGTCGGCCTCGTCGGCGATCTGCCCCAGGGCCTCGACGGTCTGGGCCTGGGCGACCCGATCCATCCAGCCCAGCGTCCGCGGAGTCCGCGGCCCATCGAGCAGCGGCGCCAGGGCCTCCATCGTCATGGGCAGCTCGGCCCCGAGGCCGTAGCGGTTCTTGGCGTCGAAGGCGGCGGTCCGCTCGGCGTAGAGGATCCGCTCCTTGCCGCCCTTGGCTCGCGTCCGGCCGTTGGAGCCCTCGACGAGCCGCGTCCGGTAGTTCGCGAACAGCAGGGCGTCGGACCATTCCTTCACGAGCGGGGCGACCTGTCGCGATAGTTTCAGCTCGTAGCGGTCCCAGCCCTCATCGAGGTCGGGGGGCGTGGTCCGCTTCACGGTCGAGTGCCCGACGAACACGACGTTGACGCCGCGGTCGATGAGGTCGTCGGCAAGCCCCAGGAACGCGGAGAAGGACTCCGCCAGCTTCACGAACCCCTTGCCGAAACCGTAGTCCTCGACCGACCGCTTCCCGTCCTTCCGCAGCATGTACTCCAGGGCCATCCGTTCGGCCCAGTCCACCGAATCGACGACCACGGTCTGGAAGCCCTGGGCGTTGCCGCCCAGATCGACCATCGCACCCTGGAGCGTCATCCAATCGGCACACCGCACGCGGGCGCAGTCGATCTGCCGCGTCCCGTCCTCGGTGTCGAGGATCACGGCCGCCGGGAACTGGGCCGCGAGCGTGCTCTTGCCGATGCCCTCTGTCCCGTACAGAACCACCCGCACCGCCCCGCGGCTGATGCCGCGCTCGATCTTGATCGCCATCACACCCCTCCGTTGAAAAGGTCGCGGACGCGCTCCGCCGTCCGCGACTGGTTGCATCCGTTGCCAGACCGGCTCCGCCGGCATCCTGCGGAACGGCATCCAATGCCATACCGCTCCTCCTGAATCCGATTCGCCACGAGCGCCAGCCCGGCGGCCGCGATGAACATGAACGTGATCGCCGCCGATCCGGCCGCGATCGCGATGCCGTGCCACACAGTCATCGCAGCACCTCGCCGTCGGCGTCGTTCGCGATCGCCCGGAACTCGTCGAGCGTGGCCCGCGCCCGGAGGAGCAGGGCCGCCCCGGCCGGGATGTGGTACAGGTTGATCCCCACGGGCCGGGCCTCGGCGACGAGTCGCTCCAGCACCCGGCCGGGGGCGACGAGCTTTTGGATCGCCCGGGCCTTCCGCTGGAGGAAGCCCTCCCAAGGGCCGGCCCGGTAGTCGCGTCGATGGTGGGCGTGGTTGTTGTGCATGGTCAGGCCCTCGCGATGTGCGAGACTGGAGCCACGATCACGCCGCAGTCGACGTCGACCATAACCGTCGAGCCCTCGACGCCGATCACACGACCGGCCCACTGCTTGCCGCCGCTGGACCCGTTGATCCAGTCGCCGATCGACGGCAGCGAGCGGCCGTAGACGTCCTGTATCCCTGCGATGGCCGCGGAGGCCTCCGCGTCACCCGGCATTCGTTCGCTGGCGTCCATGCCATAACTCCTTTTCGCCTTTTGGGGGACCAAAAAAAGACCGAATCACCCGGCCAGACCGGCGGACACGATCCGCAGGACCACGATCAACAGCTCGACCCAAACGGTGGCGTCCATGACGTGCCTCCATGCACTGAAGAACTCGACGTTCGTCGTGTCATCCATGACGCGACGGGGAATCTAGTAGAGTTATCGCCTTTTGGTCAAGCCCTCTTCAGCCAGAAAAAAGAATCCATGTTTTCCCGGGAGAAATGCCGCTGCTAGCGGTGCTAGAGGGCGTCGCGTATTTGCGTCGCCTGCGAGATCAGGTCGGAGAGTTCGCCCTTCGTGATCCGCCGCGGGATCGAGATCCCGAGGTCGCGAGCGTAGGCGATCTGTCGTTCGGTGGGCTGGTCATTCCGCCATGCGTTGGGACGACGCGGCCAGGTGAAGAGCCCAGCGAGGCCGAACACGCCAGCCATCGAAACGAGGAGGATCCGCGTCTTCGGGTCGATCACTGCCATGATCGCGAACACCGCGGCCACCCCGACGAGAATCACTGCCGCGAACAGGCGGACGAGGTACTTGAGCGCGTCGAGCATGGCCGCCTCCGATCAGGCGGCGCGGCTGCCCCTCGGTGGACGACCGCCCCGCTTCTTCCTCGTCGCCCTGTTCTCCTTGGCGACGCGTTTCACCTGCTCAAGATCGTAGAACACCACGCGGGGGGATTCCACCTTCGTCCAGAGGATGCCCTTCGAGGCGAGGGTCCGGATGTAGGACGGACCACATCCGAACTCCTTCGCGGCTTCGGTGGTCGTGCAGAGTTGCCGCCCGGATTTGTCGACGATCATTGCCATAGCCTCCGATGCTACCGGGACCGGCTTTCGAATCAACGACCACCCCGGCCCAGGGTGTCCGCTCTCTCAAATGAGCGGTTTTTGCAGCACAGGATCGAAACGTTTGAAAGTGGCGGGGGTGTTACCGAACCATTCAGCGACCAACGGTGCGGCGGCCAATCGGCACGGCCGTCACAACCGGAAGTCGCCAAGGAAGGAGCATCCCCGCACGGAAGCGTGACCTATCCCTTAGCCGGAGGTACGCACCATGACGCTCGACCGATTCCTGACTGACGTTTACGTTCCGCTTCGACTTCGCGGCCGCTCGCCCGAGAGCGTCCGCCTTCTTCGCCACGCGATCACACAGTTCTCCCGATGGCTCGGCCGGCCAGCCAGCCTGGACGACCTCGACGACCTGGTCGTGTCCCAGTGGCTCGCCAAGATGGCCGAGAAGAAATCGCCCAACTCGGTTTCCCGTGAGCGGTCCGGGATCCTCGCCCTGTGGAACCTCGCCCAGGGCCGCGGGCTCGTGCGGCTTCGGCCGACAGTCGCGCCGGAGCTGATCCCGCAGTCCACGCCGCGGGCGTTCACGACCGACGAACTGGCGCGGCTCGCGGAGGCGGCGAAGTGGTCGAGCGGATGGGTGGGGCCGGTGCCTGCAAACGTCTTTTTTCAGGCCCTGATCGCGGTCGGGCTTGAGACGGGCGAGCGGATCAACGCCCTGTTGAAGACCCCGCGGCATTGCTGGCATCGGCCGACGTTGACCGTGCCGGCAGTCATCCGGAAGGGCAAGCGGCAGGAGCGGGTCTATGAGCTTTCCCCCGAGGCCTGCGCCCTGGTCGATCGCGTGGTCGCCCACGATGGGCCGACGGTGTTTTGGTGGATCGCGTCGGACACGGCCCTCCGGAAACGGTGGAAGACGATCACGCGCCGGGCCGGCCTCGGGGACGGCCGCGACGTCCAGTTCCACGCGCTCCGCCGATCGACAGCGTCGCACCTCGCGGCCGCCGGCCTCGACGCGACGAGCTACCTGGGGCACTCGACAGACCGGATCACGCGGCGGTCTTACCTCGACCCTCGCGTGGTGGACGCGAGCCGTCCGAAGGCATGGCAGAGCCTGCCGCGGATCTTCAAGCCGGAGCCGGAACCACCGGCACAGTCGGCATGATCTGACCGCGTTGCAAGTGTTACCCCCGGATGTGGCCGAACGCCGAATCCGGTGACGCATGATCGGCACGACCGTCGCGATCGACCTCCGGCGCCTTGCACCCCGGCCCGCGGAGCGTCCCCGCGTTGATCTCGGGCCACAGTGCCTCCGAGTGGATCGCCGCGAGCAATCCCCAGGCCGCGTGAGGCAGATGGTCTTCCGACCGGTCCCCGGCGAGGTAGCGGTAGATGTGCCGCAGGGCGTGGTTGAGGAGGTCGTGGGCTGGCATCCCCCGCTCCCAGTTGAAATCCCCGTACTTCGCCGCCCCTTCCGCGCACGTCCGCGCCACGGCTTCCAGCCCGATCGGCGAGATCAGGTCGAACCGGGTCGCCTCCGCATCGCTCGACCGGACCGCCCCGCTTGCGAACCGGACGGTGTCTCCTGCCTGCTCCTTCACGTCGTCTGCCTCCTGGTAGTGCCTCACCATGCCAATCAGATGAATGACGTAGGCCGCGAGCGTGCCGCTCGTGCCGTGGTAGGCGCCGCTGAACCGCCTCGCCCGACGCTCGGCCTCTTCGAGCTGCTCGTCGGTCAGCCACACGCCGCTCATCGCTGCTCCCTGTATCCGCAGATATGCAACACCTTCGCGATGTCCTTCCCGGCCTGCTCGACATGCTCTTCGGACGCCGTCGGGAACAGGGCGTGGATCAGTTCGTGAACGAGGATCGTCATCCGATGCCGCCCCCGGAGGCCGTCGTGGATCAGGATCCGCGGCCGCTTCGACTTCTGGGTGAACGTGTAGCCGTAGGCCTGGCCCTTTAGGTCCGTGAACCGCAGGAGCCAGGGCTCGTCGCCGTTAAGTGTGATGTGGTGGTCTTCGCTGGCCTTGCTCACGACGACCTCACCTTCCCGTTCGCGATCCGGAAATTACAGACGTCGAACTGCCCGTCCGCCTGGACGCGGACCGACGCGAACCCATGGTTGAACTTATTGAACCTTGCGTACTCCGGCCGGAGATCGCACAGGCACCCCGTCGACCAACAGAAGACCTCGCGGCCCCACATGTCCGGCTCGCTGTGCGCGCTCGTGCGGTGACAATGCCCTTTGAGCGTCGTGTGATGGAGCCGCATGAACGATCCGCGGGCTGGGTTCACGGGGGCCGAAATCCCCTTGCCCTCCTCGTGGCCGTGAATGATCGGCAACTCGCCGGCCATGATCGGCCGCTGGTCCTCGACGAACTCAATCCCGTGGTCGGCCAAGTCGAGCCACTGGTCGAGGCCCATCCGCGGCTCGTCGGAGATCTCGGGGGCGTGCTGCCAGAGCCAGTGGGCATATCGCTCCTCGTGGTTCCCGGCCTTGAACACGATCGGGATCTCGGGGAACTGGCCGCGGATCCAGGCCAGCATGTCGCGGACAGCCTGGACCTCCGCCTTGAAGTTCCGCTTCCGCGGGTCTTTGATGTACCGCGAGATCGCGTAGAAGTCGGCGATGTCGCCGTTCAACACGAGGGCGTCGACCCGGTCGCCCTGGAGTTGGTCGACCGCGGCCCGGAGCGCGACCTCGTCGTGGTAGGGGACATGAATGTCGGAGAGCACGCCCACGTTTCCCGTGACGCCCAGTTCGTGCGGCCCCCAGGCTTCGGCCTTCGACGGCGGCATGGCCGGAACCTGGCCCGCCTGCCGCTTGGCCCGTGGGTTGACGCCAGGCATCCTTCCACGCGCCCGCGCCCCGCAGATGCCGAACTGCCGGCGGATGCGGTTGTAGGCCGCGGCGAGCGTGATCGCGCCGTTCGCCTCGGCATGGAGGCGGCGGCCCAGCGTCTTCGCCGGGGCGTCCGGGTGAGCCTCGCACAGACGGCGGGCCATTTCGGTGATCGCGTCGCCGCCGACTTGTCCCTTTGGCATTCGTGCCTCCTTGCGTGCCTGGAAATGTGGCCCATGCGGGCCGTGAGTCAATCGAGCGGTCTAGTGGGCTCCTGGTGATCTGGTAGGCGTCAACCGACCTCCTCCGGCCCCCACTTGCCAACCGGGCACTTCTCGTTGGCCCATGACAACTTGCTCACGAACCGCGACTCCCGCACGACCGGGCAGCCGCACTTCGAGCACGCCGAGCCGTCGTAGAACTCGCAGCCCTGGCAGATGGCGAACCGCCGCTCCCGCTCGGCGTCGCTGCACTGGGGCATCCCGGCGGCGATGTGCTTCGCGGCCGAGGTGGCGAAGTTCGCGGCCTTCTGAATCAGCGACACGCCCGGCTTCGCTCGCGGGTACGCCGGGTGCGTCTCATCAACCACCAGGCGGTCGCCTTCCTCGCTGACGATGCACGGCCGCACCTGCTCCAGCGTGTAGCCACGCTCGCGGCAACGGGCCTTCAGATGATGCAGGCGGCAGCGGATCATGGCAGTGGGTTGGCACAGGACAGCGACACACTAACGCCACAGCCGCACATGCGATCAGTCCACGCGGCGTCCCAGGCTTCGCACACGGACAGAATGCCGAAGTACTCGCATTCATCTGGAAATAGCTCCACGTCCTCGCCGGCAGTCATTGACGACTCGCCATTGCACGACGGGAGGGCATCGAGCGTGTAGTCGGCGTACCACAGTCGCCCAGCGTTTGTGTAACCACCTGTACCGTCGCACCACCGGCAGCCATAGTAAAACAGCGAGTAGAAGTAGACCCTTGCCGTGATGCCCGACTCCGTGCAGTACAGACAGGCACGAGCCCGATAGTTGCAGGAAGAAATTAGCGTCTCAAATCCATCCTGAGCCAATGGATTGCAGGAGTATCCATCGCACAGCTCGAAAGCGTCTTCGCACGCAGTTTGGTAGGCAGGCGGAGTGCCGCACTCGACCAGCGTCCATCCGGACTGGTCGGTCTCGGCAGG